TTAGCTCGGACAATTATATTATAGATGGCCACCATAGATATCTATCAAGCATATTGCTTGACCCAAAGGGGTCGGTAAATGCGTTGGTTATTGACCTACCAATTAAAACACTACTGCCATTGACGTTGGCATATGGGGACGCAATAGGAAACTCACGAAATGCTTAAATTACTACCATTGGTTGAAAAAGTAGAACTGGATGTTGAGATTGGTGACACCATTCTCACGGGAAAATTTCGCAATAAAAAGACCGTTGTAAAAACGATGAGTGTTGACAGCAATGGACAGCTTATTATTAATGGTAAAAAAATGACCAACTTCAGGACTATCAAACAGGTCAATATTTTTGATGAGAATTTGACGGAATCCCCAGATAAGATAGAGTTTGAAAAGAAAAGATTGCACGCATATTCTCCCAGTGCATATTCATTTGTTAAGCGACATGATATGGTATATGTTGGTAAGGGGTCTCATGTGGATTTAAGAAACATAATGGGCAATTCTACGGTGGGTGATTGAACCAAAGATTCGGGTCGTATATGGATAAAACCCAAAGTGATTTCATTTTGAACCACCCCAAGTAAGAGCGATTTGAAAAAATATATCGTTCCATTGAATAAAGCAATGAGAGAAAAAAAGCTTGGAAAAGTTACCGATGATTGGTTGATTGAGGTTCGTGGTTGGTTGATACCGATAAAAGAATATTCGGGCAAGGCTCACGAATTTGATAGTGATGCTTATCAACAGCACACCGCATCCCCGCTATTAAAGAAAAAGGTTAAAAATAAGTCCAGCAAGATAAAAAAGGGATTATCAGCAAAGCAAAAAGCCATGTCAACAAAATATAAATTTTCAGAGTTGGTTGAGGGTCGGTATGACAAACAAGTTTCCGATTTAACCAAAGTTATTATTTCCGCTGTAAAGAAAAAGAAAAAAGGATTTGATAAAGACCTTGATATTCTCGGGCATGATGTTACATTAGAAGTTTTCATAAAATATACCAAGACGAAAAAGGCGGCATTGCCATTTGCAATTCAAGGGGAAACTGCCAGACTCAATTTTACGTTTGGTAGATACTTAGAACTCGGGTTACAAATTGCTATAAATACTTTGCTATTTACCGATGAGACTTGGAACGATTTTGTAGCCGAAGTAAAAGAAGCGGTGCGACATGAGATAGAGCATGTCACGCAACACATTATGCGAAAGAAGCCTACCACTCGGAAGGGAACGTCAGATTTACCGCCAATGGAATATTTATTGCACAGGGTTGAAAAGCCCGCATTTATGGCAGGGTTCTTCACCAAAGCAAAAACCAAAAAGACGACTATGGATTCTATCATTGATGATTTTTTGGAAGGGTATAAAGATGACTTAACCACCAAACAGATGAAGAAAGTTAAGGCTGTTTGAACCAAGTATGGTAAGAAAAATTATCCACAAGCGCATTGAAAATAGTCATTGTATTTAAGTAAAATGTGTGTATATTGCAAGGGAATAGAATAAGGAATGCTTAAATTGACTGAATTATTATTAGAGGGCAGGCTTGAAAAGGCGGCTGAGGACTATCTATCCATGATGGTGAAAAAATCACCATTCAAGGGTAAGGTGTATATTGCCGGTGGGTATGTTCGTGACCAAGTAATGGGACTCAATCCAAAAGATATTGACCTTGTTGTGGAACTGCCAGACGGCGGAATCAAATTCGCAGAATGGATTTGCAAGAAAGTGGGCGTTTACAAAAAAGGCTCAAATCCTGTTATCTATCCAAAATTTGGAACAGCAAAATTTCAACTATATAGGGTTGTTCATAAAGGCTTGGATATTTCCGAGCTTGAATTTGAAGCGGTTATGACTCGCTCAGAGGAATACGAACGGGGTTCCCGCAAGCCAAAGGTGAAAGCCGGAACGCTTGCACAGGATGTTGAACGAAGAGATTTCACGGTTAATAGTCTTTTGAAAGATTTAACGACTGGAGAAATCCTCGATTTAACCGGCATGGGGCATAAAGATATCGCACGGGGTGTTGTCCAAACCCCATTAAACCCAGATGTTATTTTTTCCGATGACCCACTCCGCATGTTGCGAGCAGTCAGGTTCACGGTTAAATACGGTTGGGATTTGCCTATGTTCATGATTAAGGCAATGAAGCGCAATGCGAACATGCTTCCAACAATTTCAAACGAGCGCATCCGAGATGAATTGAATAAGATGCTTGTGAGTAAAAGGCCAAAACAAGCAATCCGAATCATGCAAGCCACTGGTTTAATTAAGCACGTTATGCCTGAATTGGAAATATTGAACGGATTGAAGCAAAATAAATATCACAAATGGGACGTGATGGGTCACACCCTTGAGGTGTTGAGTAAAACCAAACCATCCGTTATTACCAGACTTGCAGGGCTGATGCACGATATCGGCAAGGCCGACGCTCAGACTATTATAGACGGTGAAATCCATTTTTATAAGCATGAGTTGATTTCCGCAGATATCGCCGGTTCTATTATGAAGCGGCTTTCATACGATAATGCAATTATCAAAGCGGTTAAGACTGCAATTGGAAACCATATGAGATTGAAGCCTGCGGGTTCCGAGGGAGAAATTATTTCTGATAAAGCACTGCGCAAATTGAAGAAAGATTTGGGCAAGCACTTGGAAGATACTCTGAATGTAATCCATGCTGACAATGAGAGTCACGCAGATGCGTACAACCTACCAAACCAAATCGGCGGGATTAAAACTCGTTTAAAATTTTTGGATATGGGTTCTGGCGGAAAACTAATGACGCCGATTGATGGGAATCACATTATCAAACGCTATAAATTGGATAAAAAGCTTGATGGTCGATTGATTGGGGCTTTAAAGAAAGCAGTTGAAGAGGTTATGTTTGAAAAGCCAAATTTGACTACAAAAGAAGCATTTGCAATCACTGATAAATTATACAAGAAATTGAAATAGGAGAGGTATGTTGATAAAATTGATGGCATTAGTTGAAGCAAAATCTTTAAATTCGTCTACTCTTAAAGTTCTTAATAAAGAGCTTCTATTTTATCAGAATCCTCCAAGAAATGTTTCGTGGCCAATCGGGATGGACAACCCAGCATATGCCCGTGAAAGAGCCAGACATGATTTTTATACTGATGAGAAGTTTGAAGAAATGTCACATAGCGAAAATATTAACTACGCCTATGAGAGATTAATTCGCATCAATGCCAGTCTAATGGTGGCTCGTGTGCAAAAAAGCAAAGACAAGCATAGGAAGGCTTTTGATGCTTTGATGTCTGCCATGCAAACATATTTTAAAGTATATAATATTCCAAAAAAAGCCCAGCAAAAATTGGATATGGAAAATGTTCAAAGGGGCACCAATGAAATGATTCAGGCTGGCAAAGATGATACGAAAGCACATATGCAAACTATGGGTCGGTGGAAATAGGAGAGGTATATTGTCAAAGCTTCAAAAAATAGCAGATAAATACAAATTGGACATATCCAAATATGACCCCAAACAACTTATCAAAGGAATGAAAGTTGAAAAGGAACATGATGATGGGTCAGAGCTTGATGTGGTCAATAATGTGGGCGACCTCATGAAAATCGCCATGGCGCACTTGAATGAGCTTCCGGATTATTACGACAGGTTGGAAAAGGTTGAAGAAAAGAAAAAAATGAACAAGCAAAAAAAGCGTGACGTGAAGACCAAAAAGAAGAAGAAAAATAAAGACAAAACTTCCGGCTTCGATGCAACAGGCTATGATTTTTTATCAACCGGATATGTCCCTCAAGGGACAAGCAAATTAACTGAGGCTATAATCTCTCCAATATTGGTGGTCGAATCACAATTGAATACGGTTGCAGGAACTATACCATATATTGTAGAAAACGATATCTATAAATTTTTAATCTTGAAGCGTAATAATAAAAAATGGGAGTTCCCTAAAGGCAAAATTGATGATAACGAAGAGGTATCTCAGGCGGCTCTCAGGGAAACATATGAAGAAACTGGGCTGAAACTTAAGATAGAGTTGGAGTTCAAATCCATCACTGAAATGAATAACAAAACTTTTGTATATTTTATGGGGGAATCGCACACAACTGATGTTATATTATCCGATGAACATATTAAGCACAAGTGGGTGACCATGGAGCAGGCCAAAATGAAATTGGAAGATACTACTCTGCTTGTGAATGTCGAGCAATTTATTTCGTTGAAGGAATCGTTCAATATATCAACGCAGGATATCGTCCGATTTTTAACAGATAATGACGTGTCTAAAATATTGACAGAAAGCACGTACACGATAAATTCACCAACGGATGATGGCCCACCAATTTTTTATAAGACGTTTACTGAATATCAGAACGTATCCACGAAGTGGCTTGATTCCATGTTTGAAAAGACCGGTTGGAAGGTTGTCAATTATATATTATCAAAGGATGCAATTGACCCAGAGCTTGATTATACGCTATCCTATGGAATCGTTCCTGCAGTCGCATATGGAAAGACCGGCGATGGAGAAGGTTACGCAAATCCAATAGAAAAGTATAAAACCCGTCAACAGGAAATCAACCGTGAACTTGGTTGGGAAATTATTAAGTGGATGGGTATTATTGGCAAAACCACAACAGGTGTGGATGTTGAGGCTCCAATTCCTGCAGGTGCTGATAAAGAAATTCAAAATACTGACCGTTGGTTTGAAGAGTTATTCGAGGACTAACAGAAAAAGAGGTTACAAATCACAACTGAAATCAAAAAAGCATTTGATGACGTATCGGGAATCCCCAAAGAAATCGCACCAAGGGTATATGAAGACTACTTAACGGTATTGAGAGGGTCAAGCCTCATTGATGTATCGAGCGTCGTTGGATTGGGTTCTACACGTCAAATATTGGGAAATTCGCCGAATGCAAAGCCAATGGCCGGAGATTTGGATTTGCTTGTATTGTCGAACAGTGCCGACGATGACATAATTGACATCACCAGAGGATTGGTCAAATTTTTTAAAGCGGAAGATTACAAGGCAAAGTCGTTTTTCGGCAATATAGTTTCAATATCATTTCCCTCAGAGTACATGGATTCCAATGCACAAATAGACCTTATGATTGCTATTCCAACGGCGAGCAATACTTCATTTTCATACTTGCGAGATTTGAAATTTTATTCAGGTGAGGTATACGATGAAAATGCAACGCTTTTGATTAAAGGACTGCATCGAACCGACTTGATTAGATATGTCGTTCGGGGCGTCGGGCTAAGTATGGCTAATCAAGGATTCAAAGCGTTTAAATGGAACGGAAAATACGAAACCGTGGATGGCTTGGTTGCCGCACTACAGAAGAAGGTAAATCGCATGAGGAAGCCCAAATACAAACGGGGCACTCAGTCTTTGGTTAACACTCTTTCAAAATATAAAACTATGACATGGCTAAAAAAATTATTGATTGATGTTGACACTGGATATATCAAAAACCGCTATCAAATTGGGAGGCACACCGGCCACCCAATTGACGTACTTCGAGGGTTAGCATTTGATGAGGTTGATTTATCAGGCCAAGAATGGACTGCAATTTTAAGTGCGGGTTTGGGACTTTCTGAAGACGATATACAATTTAGAGTACAAACCTTTGATGGTGTATTGGATGTTCTTTCGGAGGCCAATCTCAGCGAGAAAACACTGGTACACATCTTCAAAGGGTATAAGCACGAGCTATCGTTTAAGAAGGCGAAAAACTTCTGGAGCGATGAGCTTGAGCAGAAAATTATTGGGAAGCTCCCCACATTAAAAGGTAGGTTATAATGACAGTTGCAATGGATAAAATCATACACATGGATGAACTGAAGCCACAGGATTTCATATCGTTTGTGGACGCATTCAAGGACCCGAATCTTCTTGAAATTTCTGAAAAAATTGATGGCCAAAATATTTCATTTGGCACCGATGACACCGATACGTTTTTCACCAAAACCAAAAAGTCCAAGCCGGTATATGATATTGACTTCTATGGTGATATTCCATTCATGCAGGGCATCAAACGATTTCATACTGGAATCAGCGAGAGGATGGAAGTATATAAAACATATAAAGACGCAATGAAATGTTCCCATGTACAAGTATTTGCAGAATTGCTACCAACCGCCCAGACCAATACACTGCGATATGCTGATGGTTGGATTGGTAGTCATGGTGCCGCTGTAATTTTTGATGTTAAAGTTGATGGTAAATCCGTAACAGATATGTTAGATATCCTATCAATGTGTTTCGGACTGAGGGGGTCGGGGTACTGGCAGGTATACCCAAAACCTATCATAGAGATTGACGCATTTGAGGTCAGGCATCTCAATCTTTTGAAGAGGCTGTATGACAAATATTCTGACATTTTGGTGTCCCGAAAAAAGATTGATAAGGAACTCAAGCTGAAAGCAAAATCTGCAATTCAGACTGTCATGAATAATATCAAGGCTCAATTTATTTCTGAATTATTGGTCGGGCGAACGTCCATGTTTGGCAATATCACACCCGAAGGTCTGATAGTTCGAGACCCAACAAATAATCTCATAGTCAAAATCGTTGACAAAGATGGGTTCACCGGTGCTAATATGGAACAGCATAAAGTTTCACAGCAGATTAAAAATCTACATCGTAGTGTGCTCAAACAAATTAAGGAGCAAATCTTCGGAAATGCCGACATTTTGAAAAATTTCTCAAAGGTCGTTGAAAAGGCGAGGGACAATTTTTTTATGAAATCTCAATTAGATGCTACTTATACATATAAGGGTATCAATGATGTTCTGCAAGTAATTGTTGATGATATGATTGACGAAAATCGGATATCCCAATCCGTGTCTAAAACGCTTGATATGATGGATTTGGTACTTGCTGAGTATAGGATGAAATTAGATGCAATCAATGCTAAGTGGCTTGCCACAAGTACCGATGGATTGGGAGATAGTGTAATATTGGTAACCGATAGCGCAATTTCACGAGAATTTGATATGCATTATCGCATAAAAACCGACCTAAGCACAAAAAATTGGGACGATGTGTATATCAACATATTGCATTTTGTACTCGGTGATACTAAGATAAAAGAATTGAAAGACGAGTTTAATGTTTAAAAAGGAGAAGTTATAATGGCACATGGAAACGAAGATAAAGCACTAAAAAATATTCTACAGGGCAAAAACCCTGATAAGAAAATACAATCATTTGCGTGAGATGATAAAGACCCCGTAATAGTAGAATACAGAAAGCAAAAAGCCAAAGAAAAAGAAGAGCAAGAAGAGCGCAATGCAATGTTGCGTGAGTTACGAATGCCCATGTTCTGTCCTGAATGTGATTACATCATGAATAATAAATTAGATACCAAGTTCTGAAATCGTCGGAGAAAATGTTTTGAGTGTACGGTAAAGGATGAGACCCAAATGCGCATAGCCGGTACATATGAGGCGTATGAAAAGCGTATTATGTTGGAAAATAAGCGCAGTTGGTTGCTGGAGCAAATCACCCAGATTGAGGAATATACAAAGGAGCATAGCTTAACGTTTTTTAATCAAATCACCCCAGATGGCCATAATATTGTTGAAGAAAAGTGGGATATTAACACCGGAAACATCGCTGAAAAGGCCGCTGAAGCAATTAACGAATTTAAAGCACAACTTGAGGCAGTTACGGCAGAATTATTGGAAGTTTAATATTTATATATGAATATATTTGCTTAAGTGCGAATAATGTGTATATTAAACCGTAATGCGAGAGGACAATCATAATGAAAAAATCGGAGCTAAGACAAATGGTTCGTGAAGAAATTCTAAACGAGGCACCAAAATTTACAAATATAGAAAGTGTTCCAGATTTAGAAAAGATAGAGGATGCATTTCATACCCAATTTTTGAGATTGCATTGGAATCCCGAGCCACCACAGGTTGACACGGAAGCGGCCAATGGTAAAGATGGGCACGTCATGGCAGTGTATGCACATTATAAGTACGAAGGTCATGAATCGACCCACGACTTTTTTGGAGAATACACTTGGTTTATGAAAAATGGTAATATATCGTTTACCATACAGCGTCAGTGGGAAAAGCCAATATCATTTAAAACTTCTGCCCAAAAAGACCCAAAAACATTAATTAAAGCGGCAATTTTGCTGACAAAACAGGCGTATAAAAAAGATAAGGGTCAATTATAATGAAATTGACATCACTGATAACTGAGGGAGGCGTAAAATCTGCACTCAATAAGCCAACTGATGGGCACCATGCTAATATTAGGATGACGCTCGATAGGAACTTTGATGCAAAGAATGCGTGGTATCGGTTAGAGACGGACGGGTGGTTTAGGCGATATGATAATCCTGGTCGAGGCTTCGGACTAATGATACGAGCCTTCAAAATTTCAGGTCGTGGTAAAGTTCAGTGGAAAGACACCGGATATACAATATTGGTATCGTATTTGCCAAATGAATTTGATAACATGGACGACGACGTGCCAGCTAATTATGAAAAGGCTAAAGGCTTTTTGTATGTTGATGAAAAGTTTTCTGACCTTGACCCAAAGGATATAGAAAAATTTGTGCAAAAGCGCATGAAGACATATACGCCATAATGAACGCACGACAGCTATTTAAAAAATTTAATATCAAGCCCACTGCCGTTCCAGGGGTGATGAAATTGTTGCAGTTTTTAGCAACCAATCCACAGGTGATGGCCGCAATTAATTCGGCAAGCATGGGTGAGAGTGTAACAAAAGACGGTGAAGTACGCAGAACGATTAAGGAAGAACTTAAGCAGATGCGAGAAGGAGCCAAAGATGAGTAAAATAGGTAAATGAGTTTCTAAAATTTTCGCTGTAGTGATGGCGATTGCAGGTTTTATTTTTATGGTTCTGATGCCACCAAAAAAGAAGGATGACCCTCTTGAGGTGCAGATAGAAGCCAGCAAAAAAGCTGAAGCCAAAGTGAAAGGGAAAATTGAAGACTTGAAACACAAAAAGACCGAAAACAAGCAAGAGATAGATGACCTCAAAAAAGAATTAGAAAAAACTCAAGCTGAATTAGAAAACTTGGAAAAATCCAAAACGCCGGTCGATGCTGACGAGGCGTATGCGTGATTGAAGAAATTTGCAAGGGATGAACAAAATGGTTAAGCGATTATTGGTCATATTATTTTTGCTATTCTCAATCGCTGAGGGGCAATATACATTTACCGCAGACGAGGTGGCGATTTTTCAAGAAAAGCTTGCCAAATATAATGAGCTTGTAGTAACCGATTCCCTGCAAAAGGTAATAATTATGCAACAGTCAGAATTGATTGGAAAATTTGAATATCAAGCGAATATTGATTCCTTGCTATTGGAATACAAAGATGAGCATATATTAATCCTTGAGGACAGGGTGGAAATTTACCGCAAAGACTCAGAATCCAAAAAACGAAAGTGGTACACCTCACCGGAATTTTTCCGTGCTGAAGGAATGGCAATTATTGTCATAGCCGCATATATAGTGGGATTGGTGAAATAATGAGTAACAACAATTATAAGGAAATGATAAAAAGCGAGTGAGTGAAATGTGGATTAAGTCCGGAATATTTCATGAAGAAATATTGTATTATTCAGCACCCGATAAAAGGAAAAATTCAGTTTAGTCTGTATGATTTCCAGTCGGATGCGATTAAGGATTTCATGTCAAACCGCTACAACATCATTTTGAAAGCAAGACAGCTTGGGCTATCCACGCTTGTCGCCGGATACTCTTTATGATTGATGACCTTCCACACAGATAAAAATATTTTAGTAATTGCAACAAAACAATCAAAGGCTCGTAACTTGGTAACCAAAGTCCGAGTTATGCACGCCAACCTTCCTACATGATTAAAATCCACATGTATTGAAGACAATAAACTTTCCCTTAGATATAAAAATGGTTCACAGGTCGTAGCTGAAACATCTTCGGATGATGCCGCACGTTCTGAAGGTTTGTCACTGCTTATTCTTGATGAGGCCGCATTCATCCCGAGTGTTGACACTATCTGAGCCGCCGCACAACCAACTCTATCGACTGGTGGAGACTGTATTGCATTAAGTACACCAAACGGTATTGGTAACTGGTTCCATTCCACATGGGCCAAAGCGGAAACCCACGAAAACGATTTTAACCCCATATTTTTAAAATGAGACGTTCACCCAGACCGTGACCAAGAGTGGCGTGATGGTGAAGAGCGTAGACTCGGTGACCCAGATTTGGCCGCACAGGAAAATGACTGTGACTTTATCAGTTCAGGTCGTACTGTAATCCCTGGTGCCGTAATCGAAGAATATAACGAAAAGCATGTGCACGACCCAATTGAAACCCGTGGTATGGACACCAACACTTGGATATGGAAACACCCAGAGCCTGAAGCATCTTATGTAGTAAGTGCTGATGTTGCTCGTGGTGATGCAAAGGACTTTTCAGCATTCCATATATTCAACATTGATACAATGGAACAGGTTGCTGAGTATAAGGGCAAAATTGATACCAAGATGTTCGGTGATTTATTAGTGAATATTTCAACAGAATATAATGATGCGCTACTTATAGTAGAGAATAATACACTTGGATGGGCAACATTGCAACAGGTAATTCAGAGAGATTACAAAAATTTATTTTATTCAACCAAGGATTTTCAATATATTGATGTAAAGCAACATTTGACAAATAAGCACAATGCGCAAGACCGCAAAATGTTGCCAGGATTTACAACCACATCAAAAACACGACCATTAATCATCGCCAAGCTGGATGAATATTTTAGAGACCGCTCAGTGACGATACATTCAAAACGACTAATCAATGAATTATTCGTTTTCATATATGATGGAAATCGTACAGGTGCGGCAAAAGGCTATAATGATGATTTGGTGATGAGTTTGGCAATTGCACTATGGGTGCGGGACACAGCACTTAAATTGAGAACCGACGGCAGAGAATTACAAAAACAAATTCTTGGCCAGACCCTACAACACTCCGGAGTATATACGCAGGACGATAATGCGATTCCAGAGGGTTGGTCATGGGACGTTAACGGCAACCCCGAAAGTTTGACATGATTAAAATAAAGAAAGAGGTAATATAGATGGCAGAACGAAATTTTAGAGGCGAGTTAAAACGACTATTTGGTGGACAGGTAATAATCCGGCACAAAGGTGGACGTAAACTAAAAGTAATTGATACAAATCAGCTTCAATCCAAATCAGCAAAGAATTACTTGGATAGATACAGTAGAATGTACTCCTCGATGGCAGGAAGCACCGGTAAAGCGATGCAATTCTATCAGGCAGGTCAGCGTATGGCTTTGTTCAAAGACTACGAGCAAATGGATTCTGATGCGATTTTAGCATCGGCATTGGATATCTATGCAGACGAATCAACTTTGAAATCTGAATACGGAGACGTTTTGACTATCATATCAGATGATGAGGAAGTCAAGGAAATCCTGTATAACCTATTTTATGAAATTATGAACATAGAGTTCAATCTGTGGCCATGAGTTCGCAACCTTTGTAAATACGGCGATTTCTTTTTACACATGATGTTGAAGGAAGGCTATGGTGTATATAATATCATACCGCTTTCCGTCTATGATGTAGTTCGTTTGGAGGGCATCGACCCAACCAAGCCAAATGAAGTAACTTTCCAATTGGGACAGGGCGAAACACTTGGCTCAATCAAGGGTGAGAATGTCGAACAGCTTCAAGAATACGAAATCGCACACTTTAGACTAAATGCTGATTCCAATTACTTGCCATACGGCAAATCAATGATTGAGGGTGCCCGTAAAGTTTGGAAGCAGTTGACCTTGATGGAAGATGCTATGTTGATTCACAGAATCATGCGTGCTCCTGAGAAGAGAATTTTCAAGGTTGATATTGGCTCGCTATCACCACATGAGGTTGAACCGTTCATGAAGTCCATGATGTCTAAAATGAAAAAGACACCGATTATGGACCAACAGACCGGCGATTACAATTTACGCTATAATATGCAAAATCTTACTGAAGACTTTTTCCTACCCGTTCGTGGTGGAGATAGTGGAACAGAAATTGATACGCTTGGTGGATTGGAATATCAAATGACCGATGACCTTGAGTATCTTAAAAATAAAATGCTTGCGGCTCTTAAAGTGCCGAAGGCTTTCCTTGGTTATGATGATGCTTTGAACAGTAAAGCAACATTGGCCGCAGAAGATGTAAGGTTTGCTCGTACCATTGAGAGAATTCAGCGTACAATCGTGGCAGAATTGAAAAAGATTGGTGTTGTCCATCTATTCACTCAAGGATATACTGATGAAAAATTATTGTCATTCGAATTAGAGTTGACAAACCCATCCACAATATATGAAGAAGAGAAGATTGAATTGCTTGTCAATAAATTGTCAGCCGCAAGTTCGGCATTGCAGGACAATTTATTGCCATCTGAATGGCTGTACGACAATATTTTCAAATTCACAACTGAAGAAAAAAATGAAATTCGCCTGCAACAGTTGAAAGACAAGAAACGTGCGTTCAGATGGCAACAGATTGAGGACGAGGGTAATGACCCATTGAAATCAAATGAAGCAATCGGTACACAGGGTGCTATGTTGGATGCAGATGAAAATTCCGATAGGGATGGAAGCGAATTCCAAGAAGAGGGTGAGGAAATGCCAAAAGGCGGGTGGCCAGGTTCTGGTCGTCCAAAAGAAGGTCCTAAATATGGTAAGGACAGTTCAATTAACGGGCGAGACCCACTTGGAGCACACGAAAAGAGAAAAGCGGGAATGAGTTCCCCTAAATTTGGTAAGCCATTACAGGTTGCCAATTATGATGGGTTGGTAGCTCAGCTTGGCAAGAAATTCGTAGATACAAATAAAAAAATATTGTCAGAGGCACAGGATATTGAGGCAGAATATAAAGAGGATTTACAAAATGATTCACCTGCAGAATAACACATTTTACAATAATTTAATATTTATATATAAGACTGAATATAATATAAAACGGAGTAAATAAATGGATAAACAAGTGAATTCAGGATGTTTTGTAAAAGGAATGACTCCTTGAAACAAAAACAAAACTGGATATGCCAGTTGGGGTAAATATAAAGATGTAATTGCGCCATATGAAAAGGCATGTCCGACGTGCAATGAGCTAATGTCATATTCAAATAAATATACATTTATTTATTCAATGCGTGATAATAAAGTATGTTGTTCATGTTCAAACACTGGTAAAACTTTGGGGTTTAAGTTTGATTCATCATATGAACGGACGCCGGAAATTAGACAGAAAAATAGATTAGCTATGATTTCATATAAAGAGAAGCTTCACGGTCAAATGGCACCAAACTACAACCCAACTGCGTGTCAATTGATAGACAAGTATGGTAAAGACTACGGATATAATTTCCAACATGCTGAAACTGGCGGCGAGTTTCATATTAAGGAATTGGGATATTGAGTGGATGGGTATGACTCAGAAAAAAATGTGGTAATTGAATATTATGAACCATGTCATATGTCAAAACAATCCAAAGATTTACAACGACAGCGTGAAATAACGGAATTATTAGGCTGTGAATTTATAATTATATATGAACGTAATAACGGAGATTTATATTATGGGTAAGAACTTACGACACAGCAAAATTAAGAATTCGGGGCTATTGTTTGAGTTGCTTTCGAGGCAAATTACGGTAGATGTGCTGAATAATAAAAAGGATTCTATAGCAATTCCGCTTATTAAAAAGTTTTTTAGTGCCAACACAGCACTTGGTAAAGAGGTACAGTTGTATAAAATTTTAACAACGGAAAAATACACATCAGAAGCCCGAGCGGATAAGCTCGTGGATGCTGTAATTGTATCAAGACAGCGACTGCGCAACGCAGACTTAAAACGTGAAAAATACAACCTAATCAAAGAGATTAAAGAGCATTATAATATTGCTGATTTTTTCAACGCCCGAATACCAGAATTTAAAGTTTATGCTTCAATTTATAAATTATTTTTGGCAGAATCCGCAAACGGAGTATTTAGTTTAACGGAGTCTATGGATAATCGCTTTAATGTGATTGAGCATATCATAAAGACTCCAATCAAAGCCCGTGCAAAGGCTACATTACTTGATGATTTCAGGAAAGAAGAGAAAGACCTTCGCCTGCTATCATACAAAATGTTGGTTGAAAAATTCAATTCAAAATATAACAACAGCTTGAATTCATGTCAGAAAAAACTACTGCGTGAGTACATTAACAATATCTCAAATACAAATCATTTAAAAGAATTCATTACGAGTGAAGTATCCCGTGTAAAGGGTGTACTCAAAAAGCTTCATGGTAGAGTGGATGACCCAATTACAAAAATTAAACTGGATGAGGTAATAACTCAGATAGACACCCTTACCGAAGGTAGTATTGTTAAAGATGAGCACGTTGTCAAATTGATGAGACATTATCAGTTGACCCGTGAGATAAATACCGTCCTGAAAGAGGGGAATTCATGTGGACAATAAGGCATTACGTCGTCTTGTACGGAGTGTAATTCAATCCGAGATAGAGGAAGCCAACGCAACCGGCAACATTGACGGCGGCGAGGGTCAGTATCAAACTCCACACGCATTTGGCTCAAATAAAAAACGAGAAAAAACAGGTCATGCCAATGGTCATAAAGACCCAGAGGTGTTTGACTATAAAAAAGTTAAAAAGAACAGTAAACATATAGCAAAATTATACGAAGCAGACATTGCGCTATCAGATGACTTGCAAGATTTAAAAGCATTTATTGATGATAACGCTCAAATGAGAAAAGCTATCAAATTGCCGATTATCAAACAACTTTATGGGATGGTGGATAAAGGAAAATTTACATTATCACACGCATTAAAACCATTTTTGTATTTTGTTGAACAAGGTGCAATTCGATATGCAAAACAGAACAGCGGACAGTGGAATATAATGTTTCCAAAAAAAGAGCGAGCGAAATTAGCACTCAAATACGCACAAGATTTTGAAAAGGAGAGCGTTCATGGATAGAAAACTTATAGTAGATTGCCTACCATTCGAGTTTACCCAAAAACAAATTAACGAATCTAAAAAAGAGCACGGCGGACGATTGCTGGTTCAGGGCGTACTTCAAAGGGCGGACTCCAAAAATCAAAATGGTAGAGTCTATCCAATGAATATTTTGGCTCGTGAATCAAAAAATTACCACAAAAACTTCATTGCACAGAAACGTGCCATGGGTGAATTAGACCACCCCGATAGCTCAGTAGTCAACCTGCAGAACGTATCACATAATATTACCGAGATGCACTTTGAGGGTGACAGCTTGGTTGGAACAGTTGAGATACTTGAAACCCCGTCCGGAAACATATTGCGCAAGTTATTTGAAGCCGGAATTAAATTGGGCATTTCATCAAGAGGTCTCGGTTCTGTACAACAAAGTGAAGCCAATGGTGATGCACAAGAGGTTCAGGATGATTTTGAGTTGATTGCATTTGATTTTGTAAGCAACCCATCCACCCACGGTGCATTTTTACACCCAATGAAAGAGGGCGTGGAGCATGAGGTTGAAGATAGAACATGTGGCAAGTGGTGTAAAGTAGAATCACTTATTAACGATATTATCAGGGGATAGTCAATGAATAAAGAATTATACGAATCAATCGAAAAGAATTGAGCAGAGTTTGTTAATGAGGCCACTGTATTGAGCGAGCTAACCAACATTCGGGACGTTTTGGACAATTATACGGAGTTGACGAATAAAAATGCCATAAAGCAAGGATTCACCACGAAAATTTATAAATACAGTCCTAACACGGACCGTTCCGTGTTTGCAAAATATGATATTGGGAACAAAATGTTGATTGTGGCATTTACTATCAGGCTAAAAAGCGGACTGCGCAATTCACTTGACATCCATGCGTGATTGGAGCCAAAGGCACCGTCAAAAATCTTTATAGATTATTTACGCAAAAAAAGTCCTGATATGTCCCAAACTAAGCCATGGAAAGATAAAACATTTTCTTTGGAAAGCGGATATGGAGAAAGCGATAAACATGAAATAGGAGTCCAAAGACTTAAATTAAAAAATGCAGTAGAGGGCAGTCTTAAAAAATATAAACAAGAAGCTATAAAATGATTTTCAAAACCCATGCCAAAGCGAGGATTTTTCTCTGGTATATTACCAAAAATAAAAATAGTAGATAAGGATTAGTATAATGAAAAAATCAGAATTAAGACAAATGATAAGAGAAGAGCTTAACGAAGCTACATATGACAAAAAAGATAGCAAAGCGACAGCCGATGCGATTATAAAGGCAATGGATGCTCGTATTAAACAATTATCAAACGCTGGAAATTCCGACTATTCATCTGATTCAATGTGGCGCAAATTGGCATTGTTAGAACAAGATGCGTCGAAAGGGAAATAATGAAGAAATCAGAATTAAGACAAATAGTTAGGGAAGAAATTAAGTCATTGAATGAAGCCCGTACCATCGGCGTCAAATACAAAAATATGATTAAAAAAACCGTGGCCAAAGTGATGAAAGACTCACCATATGCTAATCAACAAGAAATTGAAGATAAAGTCCGAGCAAAACTTCCAATTGAAGATATGGAAGATACATGGGAAAGCGCATGGTCTGAAATCGACCGATTGATTAATGACACAATTATGAAAACAAAGTATGGCAGATAGAGATGAAAAAATCAGAATTACGTCAGACTATTAGAGAAGAGATAACTAAAATATTAGAAGCTAAAGATATTTCAGATAAGCTCAAAGAATTGTTTGTTGGGACGCTAATGGCACTTGAACCCGAGAATTTGCACCAAGATGGAGAGGCTTCGGCATCACACGTTCGCAAGCGAAAAGCTCAACTGGTTAAATACTGGAAACAGCTTGAACGTAAGGCAGGCAAAAAAGTCTCCGAAGATGATGTATACGGTTGGGTAGATAAACACTATAATTGGAAATCATCGCCGCCTCGACTTGGAGAAGCTAAAGCCAAATTTACTGTTACAATTGAAAAGGTAGCTGGGAAATATTCCCAGAACGCCAAAGATGAAACGCTTGAACGTAAATCTTTTGATGACGAGCCGGATGCTAAAAAATATGTTAAGCAAATGGTTAAACGATATAAATTAACACGCCAACGTGGATTTTGGGGAAACGCCAAAACCTCTATTGAATTGACCACCAACTTTTAGGAGACCATGATGAAAAAGACAAAATTAAAAGATTTATTAAGTGAGCACGCATGAGACCATGAGTTTGGACAACCATTGGCGACCATTACAGACGTAACAGCGGCTCATGCTAATAAAACTCTTCAAGAGCGTAAATATCCTTGAAGCACCGATGCTGAAAAGCTTCATAACGGTATAGTAAAAATGGCAACAAAAATCTGAGGCAAAGATGCGTTGGAAAATGAATATTCTGGACGAAACGGTACAAGCAAACTTGAAGTATATGCTGATGACGGCCACGGTTCTGACGTACTTTATGAAATAACAATAGAAATACATGACCAATAAGGAGTTTAACATGAAAAGAGAATTATACGAATCAATAGACAAAAACTGGGGACGATTTTCCAAGGGGAAACGGCCATTAAATGAAACCAATTTTGCAAACGTTTTGAGCGATTTGAAAGAAACGGAAGATGAAGTAAAAAAATTGGCGAAACTTCAAAAGGAAATTCCAGAATTTAAAAACGCAATAGCCGCCGCAAAAAAAGGTCAAAAATTAAAAGGGGTAGATTTGGATGCGAGCATTGAAAATAGTGATAGTAAACTGTATTTGGATGTAATTAGTGACCCCAAACAAACTGCAAAGTTGAAAGCAATATTGAAACCATTTTTTACCGTTTCATATACAGACTTAGCAAGTAAATCTGGTGACCCAGAAGATTCATTTCAGTTTAAAAGTAAAAAAGCATTTCCAATGTTAGAGGATGAAATAGGATATAGAAGCTTTAATTAGATAAGGAAAAATAAATGCCAGCAGTCAGTAAAAAACAACAGAAATTATTCGCAATTGTCAAAGCCTACAAGGATGGCAAGAACGATAAAGTTGACCAAAAAGTTAAAGATATAGCAAACAACATTTCTGATGATGATGCTACTGATATGGCATCAACCAGCACAAAGGGGTTGCCGGATAAAGTTAGCAAGGAAGAAATTGTCCGTGCGTTGATTCATAATGAGATTATGTCTGAGGGTAAAGCCGATAAATACGATAAAATTGTGGACAAGTTTGCAAAAACACTGCGCTTGAAGAATGGCTATAAAATATATGACAATAAATTGGTAATGAAAACTAATTTGAGTCAATCTACACTTGACCAGTGAGCGCACGCTGTTAAAAAGAAAGTTCCCAATTTTAGAAAAACCATAACTGGGTTTACGTGGACTGAGCCATCCGGTAGAATGGATGTTTCTCCTGGTTACTGGGGCGAATCAGTAGATGAGGCTAAAGACAGGGATTACGCAAAAGAATATCAAGCACGAAAGGGTGATTACTACGAAAAATATCAATCGTCCACCAAAGCTAAAAAATATCGTGCTGAGCTAAATCAATACAACCGTGACAAGGGTACATACGGCAACGGGGACAAAAAAGACGCTTCTCATAAAGGTGGAAAAATAGTTGGATTCGAATCCGAAAATAAGAACCGCAGTCGTAAAGAAAAGAGCCGGTTGAAGAAAGAAACCAATGAGGGTGCAAAATTTGGTAAATTTGGTAAAGATGCGTATTCGTGGAAAGCTTCAAATTTAATTCATAATAAAGCATATACAGGCGTGTCCCTGAAAGACCTTGCTTCTTTTTTAGATAGTGAAGGACTTAAGAATGTCAAGAAATCTATTGATGGTGTTGTAAATAAACTTTTGAAAACTGGAGATTATAAACTTGTGAATGATACCATGTATTATAAAACATATACTCCAAAGAACGAGAGCGTTAATGAAGCCTCAATAGCATGGGATTGGAATTTCAAAGGCGAAAAGATTGTGGACACTGTAAAATTTAGAGATTTCAATATAAAGCTCGCATCAATGCCGTACAATAATGTTAAAATATATTATGCGGTAGCAGATACCGGTGAAAAATTGAATCAGGCTCCAAAAATGTTCAAGCGACCCATGGATGCAATCCGTGCAGTCAAAAAGATGTTGTTCGGTCGCAAATCCGAGGCTGTATTTTTGGAAGGTGAAGATTTGGGCTTTGGACATCTTGGAAACGGAATAACCGTATTTGATAGAAGCCGTGAAGAGCACGGGGACTACAAGAAGGTAGCCCATATAAGTGCACATTACAACAAGCATGAAATTAAATATTATGACAAGAAATTGTCATCATCTGCAAAGAAACAAATTAAAAAAGCGGCAGACCATTATTGGAAGACCGCTAAAAACGAAATAGACCTACCACCAAGAGCGCACATGCGTGGTCATTACATGTCATAGGAGATGATTATGAAAAACACAGACATAATGAAAATGAACAAAAAGTTCCGTGACTGGAGATTGACTGAAATCAGACAGACAGTGAGCGAAGACATATTTAAACCGGAAGACGGTTGGGCTGTTGAGGATTTTGGTGAGGCCACTATACCAGAGATGATTGCCAGATTAAAAAAAATTAAACCACATGTAAGTAAAGGGTGGGATAATGACGATGATACTAAAGAAAAGGCAAGAGCCGCAAAGGCAATGAAGGGCATTAAATCTGCCATAAAGCTTTTAGAATCTGCAAGTAAATTATTAATAGATGCACAATACGGGAGATAAACCATGAGTAAAAAGAAAAATAGATTAGACGAGATGACAATTGCTGGTGGATTCGCCCCAACACAAGCGTTCGGTAAATTCCGCACAAGCAAACTATCAGACCTTGTAGCAGAAGATTTCTACAAAGAAGACGATGCGCCAAAATATGATATGAAAGAGTTCGTGAATGAAGTCGGTAGATATAACGAAATTGGCAAATCAATTTATCGTGAAACTGACTTGAGTGAAATCGCAGAGAAGCTGTCAAAGATGGCGGAAATTGCACGGGACCACACATTGCGTGAAACCGAGAATAATTTTGACAAAATTACTGTTAATAAAAATATGAAATCCTTGGGCAACCATGCCAAAGAATTTTCAAAAATTGCCAATGAGGCAACCTCATTACAACAGCGCATGGAATCAGTATTTGAAGATATGGGACACATATTAAACCGGTACTATGACATTAATGAATTGAATGAAGAGGGTGCATTCTTTGAAAAGGATGATATCAGCAAAGAAAAGGTCAAAGAGAATGATGGTAAGTATCAAGCATTTTTCAAATCAGCTATGAAGAAATTTGGTGTTAGTTCCCCAGATGACTTGGATGACGACAAGAAAAAAGCATTCTACAATTATATTGATAAGAACTATTCAGCTAAAAATGAGTCCAAATTGCCACGGATGATTAAAGAGGCAAAATTGAAGATGCCAAAAACGGCAGGTGAGGCAAGCGACCAAGCAATGGATTGGCAACATGAATTTTCAAATAAATCCATGAGTTGGCAAGAAGTACTTGACGCCCAAATGCATTTTGAAAAAGTGGCGAAAAAATTTAAGCTAACCGATGAATTCAAAGAGAATGGAATCATATAATGAAAAAATCAGAATTAAGACAAGTAATTAAAGAGGTCATTTCAGAATTTAAAACCATAAATTTGGAACCTAATTGGGAACAGCTATATAAGTATTTTAGAACCATCGAACGCACCGACAAAACAGCATGGAAAAAAGTTAAAAAGTCCATGGGTGGAGAATGGGACAAATTGGTTAAAATGGCCGAAAAAGGCGGATGGGACGACTAATGAAAAAATCAGAATTAAGACAAATGATTAAAGAAGAGCTTTTAAAGGAACGGTCAGATGCGGGCTTAGATTTGGATGATTATTATACCAAGACATACTCGCTATTTGAGAAGTTTATTAAGAAAATGAAAAAATCTGAAAAATGGGATAAAAAACATGATGCACATGCCAAAAAGATGGAAAAGGCTTTAGATGCGTACATGAAAACTGTGGAAAAGCTTGGGTTCGTGGAACCATATTTAGGATAGTAAATGCAATCACTTGATGAAAAACTACAACTTGGGTCATTGATTAAAATCAAAGACAAATTCAAGAAGGCATTTATGCGTAAATTGAAAATGTCCAAGGAAGTTGCTATGGCACCATTCAAAATATTGGGGCGACCGCAATTCGGTATAGTAAAAGTTAAGTCAGAGGAAAATCATAAAATTTATGAACTTTCTGAGGAAGATTTGAGACCGGCATATTGGTTGAATTACAAAAATGATTTAAAGGCGGCATGACAGGAGAATAGCATGAAGGGCAAGCGTACAACAGTAAAAGAAGTAAATTCATGGTTCAAGAGACTTCCTGAAAACAAGTGGAGGAAGAATTATTCTGTGGACTCCCGCAGAATTTCATATTTCGTAAACAACCACGGGCTGTCCGAAGAAGAGTGTCGAGAGATGCCAAAATCTCTTAAGAAGAAAAGCGAAAATGCATCCTACAAACGTGAACAGCGATATGCTGAAAAATATATCGAACACTTGGAATCAAAAAATTTACAGGAGAGTATCGTCAGACAAATCATCCGAGAGATGATAACGGAGATGACAGCAAAACAACATGATTGGATAGCTGTAGACCCAACTCCAAAAAGTCTTAAGAAGCACTTTCCTAAAGCACAGTGGATTAAGAAAAGACAGCTTGTTAAATTGGTGGAACCAATAAATACGCAGGACGAAATGAAGGTCATAAAAGTAGAGCTTCCAGGAAATCAGAAGCGGGAAGTATATGTAATCAATATCGACTTCAGTAGCAAGAAGTCTCATTTAGGGAACAGATAATGAAAAAATCAGAATTAAGACAAATTATTAGAGAAGAGTTGCTGAAAGAATCGACACTTGCATCCGCTAAAAAAGATGCAGAGAAATATAAAAAGGATTTGGTACAGCAATATAAATCTAAGGGTCCAATTAAAAACTGAGGAAAAAAAGAAATCAAAAAATTGAATGATAAATATTCGGATTCTACGGAATCTGGTGTAGCGGACATCTTAAATGCATTTGAGGATTGGGCAAATTACTCGAATACATATATTAATAATTAGTAAACCAACACAAACAAAAGAGGTAAACATGGTAAAAGTAAAAGTGATTAACGGCAACATCGAAAAAGCAATTCAGATACTCAAACGTCAAATGAAAGACCAAGGGATATTTATTGAATTGAGAGAACGTGAGCAATACACAAAACCATCCGAACAGCGACGCAAAGCAAGAGCAATTGCCCGCCTTCGTGAAAAATATCGCACAGCCGATATAGGAAAGTAGGTGATGCACTAACTATGAAGAAATCAGAATTACGAGCAATTATACGTGAGGAAATCAAGGCACTGAATGAAGTCAAGTGAGTTGTTATCTTTGGAAAGAAAGGTGAGAAGCCAGCTTCAGCCGAATATAAAGACGAAAAGGACGCCAAAGATTTTAAAAAATCCGTTGAAAAAGACGGTATCAACGCAATGATTGTAAAACGATAGGAAAATACGATGAAAAAATCAGAATTACGTCAAATCATACGTGAAGAAATTCAGACTTTGAATGAACGTGAAATTATATCAATTGAAAAGGCGCAAGATATGAGAAAATCTGGTTATTGGATAATAGTATCACGCGACTTGAAAAAAGTAATTGCCGTTGATAAAAATGAAAAGAAAATGATGAATTTATTTAAACAGAATAGTGACAGCATGAAAATATTCAGTCCGTTAAAAACTGTAAAAATATCAGCGAAACAACAACGCGAGTATCATAAATTACATGATTTGATATGAGCTAATAGTAGGTTTGGAGGATAGGGAGAATAAGATGAAAAAATCAGAATTACGTGAAATTGTTAGGGAGGAAATCCAAGCAGTAACTGAGGAGCAATCTGCGTGGGCTAAGACTGTTAAAAAATCATATACTGATTTGATAGCAAAAACTAAAACAGCTATGGATGCTCGTATTAAATTTCTGAAAGACGCCGGAAGTACAAACTATTTACATGACCAAGGCAAATAATTAGAGAAGAGTTGGCGAATCGAGGTGAGCTTAACGAGGCGGATGAAATAAAGTTGTCGGAAGTCCCGTCAGATAAATTAAAAATTTTGAAAATTATTGGATTAAAGCCTAAATATGCGTTTAAAGGCGTCCATGGATTAATAATCGGTGGTGATAAGGGCTTTGCAAATAGATTTGATAAAAAAGAATTGGCTACATTGATGAAGCATAAAGAATTCAGATGGCTGGGCGTTGACAACAGCGGTAGTATAACCATAGGGTGATAAATATGAAAAAATCAGAATTGAAACAGATGATTAAAGAAGAATTGCTGAACGAGGCAAGCAAAGATTTAAGCGTTAAATTATACGCAGAAATTCAAGATGTTATAACCAAATATTCTAAAAATAAAAAATTACGTGCGTATGCATCTTCAATCGCTGACCGAGTTACCAAGGCAGTTGTTCGAGTAGAAAACGACGAATTGGCTATTGGTGAACTTTTAACCGTACTTGGAAAGGTTGAGAAATAATGAAAAAATCAGAATTGAGACAAATCATTAGAGAAGAATTGATAACCGAAAAGAAGCTATCCACTAAAGAAATTGAACGTGAAATTTACGATTTATCTTCCGGAACTATTGCTACTCTTATCGGAAAGAGTGACTATAAGAAGATTGAAATGGTACGAAAATGGTGGGTTAAATATGCCACGAAGGAAAATCCCAGACCACATTCAAATTGGCAGGAATCATGGAAAGACTTTGCAAATGCAAAACAAATGAGTGACATGGCAACCTCAAAGGGGCGTAAAGCTCTTGGTGAAGCAATCATTACCGAAGATTTCAAGGATTTTACCGAGTATATGAATATGTTCTATGGTAAAAAAGGAACATATCCAAATTTAAAGAAAAAAGACCTCACCCAATTGCAAGTTCAACAGGCGGTTGTTAAAGTGTTAAGCAAGCGACCAAAACATAGGTTTGATGGTGATTCTGTAGACCGAGAGTTTGCAAGAGATGAGTTAATCAAAATGGGCGTATTAAAATTAAATGAATCTATCACTGAAGAAATCGAAGAGTCCAAAATAATAACTCAAATGCGTGATATTGTTGATAGACACCAAGCAAAAAAAATTGGTGGACAATTGGTTGATGCATTTACAGCACAGCATGTTGTTGCGCTATACGACGCAATTTCGGATAAGAATAAACAGCATATGAATAAATTGAAATTGGCGCCACTTGTCAATATGACATGGGTACTGTTCAAAAAGCATGGGAAATAATATGAAAAAATCAGAATTAAGACAGATTATTAGGGAAGAACTCCAGAGATTGAATGAAGCAAAGGTAGATGCCCCACCAGATGCTTTGGGGTTGTTTAATAAAGAATTGGAAACGCACCCCGACGTTTTAAAACTTACAAAGTATTATGGTAAATCGTCCACGGATATTATTAAAGCATTGGAAAGGCGAATATCGGTTAAAAATTACAATGATAAGTCTGTAAAGAATATCAAACTCGCATTTACTGATACTGATAGTGGTATTAAAGTTAGCCATATGAAAAAATTTGCTAAGGGTGTTCAAAAATTCTAAAAAATCACAAATATAACAAAATAACGGAAGATGAAGCAGGCCCAAATATGCTGGATAACTCAAATAAAAAATAGGATAAATAACATTGAAGAAATCAGAATTGCGACAAATAATTAGGGAAGAGATTCAACGCTTGAATGAGGGTGAAGCGTCTTGGGGAATTAAAGATAAATTTCCAATCAAGCTCACAGTTACATTACGCAATGGGTCGTATAGAATGACACCAAAGCCAATGGCAATGAGCTATAAGACATATGAACATCTTGACAAGAACCACCGACATCAAGATATTGCAGTATCATATGGGTCATATGATTATGAGACGGGTGCGACATATTTCAATGGAAAAACCAAAGAAGATGTTGATAATTGATTCAAAAAGTACAAAAAGTACATAAAACCTGCAAATACTTATAAATAAATTGAAACTGATTCCACTGGTTTGATTAAAGACACGGTAAAAGGGGCGAGTAAACACAAATAAATTAAAATAAATGCCCGAAAGGGCATTTTTTATTTCACAAGTATATATTTATATATACAAAATACGCTATCGGTCATACCGACCACTTCATATAGCGTAATCAAAACATAATTCTATTAAAGTTCCTAATAACTTTAGTTAATTCCAAAACCAATAAAAATTGGAGAAACACAATGGAAGTAAAAGACGACCTATTAAAGGAAGCCATTGCAGACGCACGAGCAGTCCGTGAGACCGCACTTGAAAATGCAAAAATCGCCCTTGAGGAAGCCTTCAATCCACACGTTAAAGCAATGTTAGCAAAACAGATTCAGTCCGAGATTGATGAAGATGATGACTTTGAAGAAGACGAAGAGGAAGAAGCTTTTGAGGACGAAGAAGGCGGCGAGGAAGATATCGCAGTCGAACCCGAAGAAGGTGAAGATGAATTTGCTGGTGATGATGAAGAAGAAATCGAGTTTGAAGAAGGTGAAGAAGACCTTGAAGATGACGAAGGTGCATTCGACGGAGCCGCAGACGAATTTGAAGCTGAAGACGAAGAAGAGGAAGACGAATTGGATTTAGAAGCAACCATTAAAGAGCTTGAAGCTGATTTAGAAGACGACGACGAAGAGGAAGTAGATTTTGAGGAATCTGAAGACCTTGACGAAGAAGACGACGAAGAATTAGACTTTGATGTTGACGATGACGAAGAAATTGACGAAAATGACGTTTCATCTGATATTGGAAAATCTGATAACAAACAGCCTGGAAAGGCCAATCAGAGTTCCGGCATCGGCACAGTTGGTAAAGCTAAATTAAAAGAAGAAGATGACTACGACGAAGATGACATGGACGAAGATGTTGACCTTCAGGAACTTATCAACCAGTTAATCGGTGAAGATGATGACTATGAAGATGAAGAAGCTGACGAAGAAGAAGCTGAATTTGAACTGGAAAATGTTCAATTGAAAGCCGACCTTGAAGAGCATATCAAAGTTATCAAATTCTTGCGTAGCAAAATCAATGAAGTCAACCTTCTTAACTCAAAACTTCTTTATACTAACAAATTGTTCCGTTCCTTTGAACTTGACAATGAGAAGAAATATAAAGTTGTTGAAACTTTTGACCGTGCAAAGAATCTACGTGAAGTGAAATTAATTTTCTCAACAATCGCAGAGTCCTTTGGCGCAAAAGCTAAAAAAATCGTTGAAACAAAAGCAGTTAGAAAACCACAAAGTAGCTCTTCAAAGCCTGTCACATCTACAAAACCTAAGACTGATATCTTAGAGGAAAATGTTGACCTTAAGGCACGCTACCAACGGTTAGCTAACATTAAAAAGTAATTAGGAGAACTTAAATGAGTAATTCAATGAACACAATTGAAAGTCTAATGGAAGGCTATTCCCCACAACGCAGACGCTTAGAGGAATCTAAAGCTCTTGTTGGGAAATGGGAACCAACTGGACTTCTTGAAGGTTTGGCATCTGATAATGCCGTTAACAATATGGCCGTCTTGCTTGAGAACCAAGCACGTCAGCTTATTGATGAATCTTCAAAAACTGGTACAGCATCAAACTCGGAAGAGTGGAGTGGTGTAGCATTACCGCTTGTACGTCGTATTTTCGGCGAACTTGCCGCACAGGAATTCGTTTCTGTACAACCAATGAACCTGCCTTCAGGTCTTATTTTCTACTTGGATTTCAAGTATGGAACTGCACAGGCTGGATTCACAACTAACACTGACATTTATGGTAACACTTCATCTTCGGGTGATGCTACAGGCGGTCTTTACGGCGCAGGTAAATTTGGATATACCATCAATGACACAACTGACACTATCGCCGATGGTAGCTGGTCATCTGCTTCCGTTGTTTGGGAAGATGTTGAATTTGACGCCGCACTATCTTCAAGCCTTAGCAACCTTTTCAAGGTTTCCTTTGGTAGAGGACAAACATCTGATGCTGATTGGGATGGCGTAAGAGCTTTCGTAATTTCAGGTTCAGGTCTTGTCGGTGCTACTGCAACACAGGTTACAGCTATGTACCCAGCGTACACAAGCGTAACTGCAACAAGTGCTTCATTTATCGTAGACCCTGCAGGCTCAGGCGCATTCTCCGGTTCATTAACACTTAAATACCACAAGTTGCCTACGGACATTACTCGTGGTGATTTCGAACAGACTACCTTCACCGTACCTTCACCTAACAGTGCAGACGATGTTGATATTCCTGAAATCGACATCAAAATGAAGAGCATCCCTATCGTTGCTAAAACTCGTAAATTGAAAGCTGTTTGGACACCTGAACTTGCTCAAGATTTAAACGCATATCACTCAGTAGACGCCGAGGCTGAATTGACTGCTATGTTGTCAGAGTATATCACGATGGAAATCGACCTTGAAATTCTTGACATGCTTAAAGTTAACGCTTCAGCAAAGACAGAGTACTGGTCTGCTCGCCCTGCTTATGAGTACAATTCGACAACTAAGTTGTTCGCAGAGTCCTCAGCTAATGCATCTGCATACACCAAGGGAACTTGGTTCCAGACATTAGGTAACAAACTACAGAGTGTTTCTAATGCAATCCATCAGAAAACACTTCGTGGTGGTGCTAACTTTATTGT